TACTTACCCTCCCTGCTTTGCTTAGTTCAAATCAGTCTTATGCTGCGGATGCACTTGTTGAATACTGTGAAAACTGTTCGACTAGTCAAATGGAGAGCATTATAAGAGCGAAGTTTAAATACACTAAAAGTTGCCCATATTACGAAGAGGACGAGTGCTATGATGCAGAGTTTAAGGAATACAACATGTTTTTTTCTGATTCAGCACATACGCGAGTGACCAAGTATGAAATTGAGCATGGAAAATACTTTCTTGAATACAGTAAAGATAATCTTACCCCTGATGAGATAGACTTTTTTTACGAGCTAAGAGAACTTAGAAGACAATTACTTGAAGATGCGGCGTCTGGTGATAATTTGTTTCCTCATTCAGCGCCGTTGAAGAGTAATAATTTAGTAAGTACTTATAATAGTGCTGGAGTTGGCTACAGTTGTACAAGTCCTTTTGCTGCAAATGGGGAATTTAACGACAGTATTTATGACTCTTTGGTAAAAGACAGAAAGGTTCTTAATAGTATGGAGACTATATTAACGAATAGGTACAATAATCGTGGATATATTGATCGGATTGTAGACAAAGTTCATTCTATGGCTGGTTGGAGTTCTCCGGTTATTGGTCTCACTTTCGAGAAAGCTACTGAAGGGGTCGTCCACTATGAAAATTTTGCAGATCACTCTGTAGGGGTTTATGACGTAACATTAAAAGCTGTACATGGATCACCTTCCGAAGATTTCGCAGTTCAATTAGAGGTTGATTTATTGAGAAGTAAGAATTCAAGTGGTCAATCTTTGAGTGGGTTCGTACGAAAAACTAGTCGAGGTTATCAAGTCTTTGATGCTGACACATTGGCTAGTATGAGTGTTTGTGATCAGCAGGAAGTTACAGGTGATAATGAAATGACCGATGAATTTCTAGATGACCCTGATGAAGAAGCATTCTGTGGAAGAGTTGGCACAACGACTACGATGAGATTTTATGTACTTATAGGAAGAGACCCTTCAGGTATGAGAGAGTATGGTTGGATGTACGTCGAAAAGGAAGATGAGGATAACAATGACGTTGACGATGCCGATGGTTTTTGTGATTAACTAAAATATTTGAGAGTGTTATTGCAACTCTATCGTGAGAACTTAAAGTCAACTGTATTCATATACAGTTGACTTTGACTTTTTATTAAACTAATTCATTTTTCGTCCAGTTGTACTTCTTTGGGGTTGAGATTCCGCCAGGGACTATTAACAAAAAATGCTTAATAAAATGATATATTAATAGCAATCCATTCGCTACTGTACTTGGTATCTAATATTTGGTGGTGGCCTCAGAAATGATGGGTGGATTACACTACTACTGAGTTTCAATCGTTCGGCCCCATTTGTTTTGGATAAAGTTTTCAATGAAAACATCACTTTTTCCAATTCAAATTTTGAAAACTAAAAATCGGTCAAAAATATGAATAATAGGTTAGGCACCGCAGTTGGTGTGCCAATTATGGAAAATTGAGTTATGACTGATGAATCTATGCTGTACCAGAAAGTAGACCTATTGAATGGACTGTTTCCTAACCTAGATACAGAGGCTGAAAAGGATGTATGCAACGCGATACTCGCCGATGTACTAGAGATTCATAGGCAACTGTATATCACAACAGGTTTAATTCCTGTTGCAGTTGCTGACGTTGGACTGGGGAGAGTGCCCGAGCCAGTTCCGACACAATAGCACTGGACGTTCGAGAGCTTGGGCTTAACGTGTGACTGAAACTTAAATTGGTCACGAAGGTGTGGCCACATTCAGGGTCAGAGCATGAACAGTAAAGATCGGCATGGGCCAAACTCAGCCGATTTGTTTTTCCAATTATCGCAACAGAACCACAGCCTGGACACATTACCCGCATCACAATCTCCCAATTATTTTAATCTGCTTAGTTTACGTGATAACACTGTGTTTTTGAACAGTGCTGTAAGCTAGGAGTGGTAATGCTTGTCATGCAAATTATTTATTTTTTGATAAAATCCTATATAGACCAATATTATGCGATATTTGATTGACTATCATAGGCTTAACCTTGCAAGGTAAGATAGCTTACAGGGGCCGCATAATCAGATGTTATATGCAAAAATGTGTGTTTGGCACTTCAAGGAGTACATATGGGTAAATTAATAGAACCATCAGTAGAAGCAATAAGTGCGTTACAAGAGAGAATTAAAATTTGTTATGAAGATCTAAATTATAGTGACTATTTTATTAACTACGAAGAAACTAATAGTAAATTAATTGCTGAAGTAACTTTCGTTTGCAATGGTTCAACGCCACAGTCAACATTTGAACATAGAACTGAGCATAAAAATAATGAGACAAAACATCTTTGGTATATGGCTCGGGACTGGAATGATTAATTTGCAAGTTTAATCGGGATTTTAACTATCATATCCAAGTCTCTGCATCAGCGTTGGCAATAACAAAGCATTGCACCGGATAAACCGATGAATGCGGCGTTATGTGTCAGTGTTACTCGTAATTTATTACACATAAACAATGATATCACTCTAAGTGATGTACTGGAGTAAAATGAAAGCAACTCAAATGCAAGATGTAAAAACTATAAATGTTCCGAATTGCGCTCATACTAATTTATCAAAAGAGTACTACCTAGGAAGTGCAACGGGTGATTTTATATGCGATGAATGTGGAAAAGCTGGCTTTGGACGTAATTGGCCAGAAGAAGCTAGGAAAGCTAAAGAACAAAATTAATATATATCGTTTTAACAAACTTAACGAAAAAGAGAGATAAATATGAAACGTGCTGGAGCAGTTTGCCCAAATTGTGGCTCAACAAAGACACCTGCAAAAGAAAAAATGATGGGACAAGATACTCAAGACTTAATCTGTGTAGATTGCGATCACACAGCTTGTTGGTCTGATTTTTAACCTGAAAACCAACAAAACAAAAGCGACCAGTAACAGGTTGTTAATATTTAGTAAGGCGTTAGATTAAGGGATAAAGAGTATGACAAAAGAAGAATTAGAATCCAAAACTAAAGAGGAAGTGATGGATTTCATCCGAAAAAGGCTGGCATTCAGTGATGAGATTCAGGGACATTTGAAAAGTATTCGTCTGGAAGATTTCGTTAAAGAACACAGAAGATTCAACATGTCTGGCTATGAAGGAGAAACAGGGGAATGTACTCAACAAAATTTAGCAATTGTAAATGAGTTTGCTGACCTTGGTATTTATGATTATACAAGCTACTTGTTTCTAGATTTCTACAAAGGTTGCGGTACATTGTACTATCAATATTTTGGTGACAGCCCCAACCTAGAACAAGAGCTATCGGGCTTTGGTACAACTGAAATAATATACGAAATATTTCAAAAAACTATTTTTTCAAATAAATCGACGAGAAGGCGTTCGTAATCAAACAAGGCCTGTCAATTTGACTGCCAGCTCTGGTGGCGTTAAGCAAATCATTAGGATCTAAAATAGAACTTATTATCTCCTTCCAAAACCAATATAAGGAATTAGTAGTGAACAAGAAAATAGAACAATCTGAATTGAATGATGCTTTCCAGTCGCTTAAAAAGAAAGGTATTGTTACCGTTGGAACAACTACTCAGTATACAGCTGTGAAAATATCAGATAATGAAGTTGAGAAAGTTCTGGCCGTACATGATTTAGACAACGGTTTAGCTAGTGTTTTTACATACTCTGAAGACAAAAAAAAATGGTTTCCGACACCGTTTGTCGGGGATATAGCCATTAAAGTTACCTAACAATTCATTAAAACGGTTCTTAATAGTTAGCAAGTTCCGCTTTGTTACACAGTAAAACTAACAGTGTTTTAGCCGTTTAACGCAGCGTTACCAATAGCCCCGAATAGTGTAGCTTTACAGCTACACTAACGCCATCACCCCAAATCAAACACCAGCGCTAACTTGCCGCCGACTTCCGGATCTTGCTCTACCGCATTCACCATTTTCCGAATAAGCGGCTTAGTCTCATTCTTAAAGTAAACCTCATCATATTTGGCCGGGTCGCCAAGACCTGCAGTGTTGGCCGGAATGATCCCGGCTAGTCCAGGCGGGAAACGATGGGCGTTAAGTACGTCTTGGGCGCTGACGTTCTTCACGTTCATAAACTCATCTTTACTTTCAAAATTACCCACGGGGATTATTTGCAGCCCTTTCTCTTTACCGTTGGGAATATTCACAAACAGTGATTTGAAATTACCCACGCCTTTACTGTCCTGAATCTTGGTTTTGATATCCTCTTCAACTTCGGGGTCCAGGTTCGGATCGGTGGCGTACATGATGAAACCCATGTGAGCGCCGTTGATATAGTATTTACGTCTGAACAGGGTGGCATCTTCATTAAGCAACGCCGCTTGCAGCCCGCCAAGATAATCGGGGCAACCATAAATTTGCTGCACGGGGTCGTACTGGCGCACCCAAATCACATCTTTGGCTTTATAGCGTTTGACCTGTTGATTGCGCTCGAGTACTACTGCGCCACCATCTTTACCCACGCGGGTGCGATAACTGGGCAACGGGAATAAACGCAGCACCTGGCGAAAGCCGTTGCGAACTTTGAGCAAGGCAACATCACCAAATTGCACCAGGTTTAAAAAGGTCGCCTCAACTTCCTGTGCTGACATGCCCCCAGAGGTAAAGCGGCTCGCCGCCATATTGGCGCGGCTCTGCACTATGCCACCATGTTGAGCATTACGGCGGGTGAGGTTAGCCAACAGATGCCTATCAACGGGCGGCTCCCAGTAGTCATCCATTTGGTTGTAATAGAGTGAGTCATAATCGGTGAGCCACATGTTAGGCATAACGGTTTCGGGCAGGCTGAAAACCACAGGGGCATGACTCTGCTCCGGAGTTACATTACTTTCTGCATCATTGGCAGCTATTTCGACAGGGACCATGTGGATTTACCTTTTTGTGCGTGGTTAAGGGGTTCATTAATTACCGCATGGGCAATCGCAAAAAATACGTCTGCGTGGCCAGTGGTTTGATCTCGGCCTGCCTTAAATGTCATGTTGTCACCGCTGGCGGTGTTGGTTTTACGTATGGCTAAAAAGGACATAGCTATGTCTTTGTGCTCGGCGTCCCAGCTGATCCGGCGTGCTTGCACCACATCAATCATCTTGAGTACCAAGCGGCTCTTACTGCTGACGCTGTAATGAATCGCCATTGCTTCGCGTGGGTAAAGGGTTTGAATTAGGTCGAACACGCCCATGCCAATGCCGGTGGTATCGACGCCAATGTAGGTCACGTGATATCGGGCATAAATCTTTTGTATCTCACTCACGTGATGCTGAAAGTTCAATCCGCGCCAGGCATGTTTCTCAAGTACGCGGAATTTCTCACCCTCTTTAATGGGCGGCGCTATCACTACTAGAGTGGCATTGTCGCGCGTTCGTGACGGGTCATAGCCCAGCCATACCTCACGGCTTGCGAATGGCCTTGGATTTTTGGGCTTAAAGTCGGTCCAGTGATCAGCATCGACGGTGCATTTATCCAGGTCGCTAAACTTAAATACCGAGTCGGCATCATCGACAAAGATGCACATGAACAGGTTATTAAAATCATCGTCGTTATATTCATCCTGCAGCTCATCGATATCGAACAGCTGACAACCACCGCGCAGCGCATCATAAATGTTGACCACATAGCGCCACTGTTTATCTGGGCATAATCTGCCATTGTCGCGATATTCATCGAAGCTGGGGAATTCAACATACTCGCGCTCGCTTTTACCTCTGCGCCAGTGATCGCCCGTCCAGAAGGTATAAGCGGGGTGTGCTTTGGTCGAGGGGGTTGAAAAGTAGGTTTTACGCCAGTTTTTGTGCGTGGCCATGGCCGATGCAAGCTTGTTGAGTTCATCAAACTTGCCGATCCAGAAGTATTCATCCACATACACATGACCGTGGTAACTCTGCGCGGTTTTACTGTTGGTACTTAAGAAACGCAGCTCTGCATCACCATGGGCGGTATGCAACACAATCGGGTTACCGGTTAACTCGATTTCAAAGAACTCTTGTGCGATGGCGACAATATAGGTGCGGAAAACTTCGGCTTGAGCACGTGACGCCGACAGGAATATTTGCGGATCACCGGTCAACACAGCCTGTTCGAATGCTTCACCGGCAAAGTAATAGGTAGCGCCGATTTGACGCGATTTAAGAATGTTACGAATACGCTGATGCAAATTATCATGCATGGTCTTTTGGTATTCGAACAGGGTGGCGAACCATGGGGCAAAATCATCGGCAGTGAGGTGACTCACATCATTCTTACGTTTACGCCCTTTACGTTTTGGATTGTTACCACCTTTATCTGAGTCGTTATTTTTTCCAGCTTTGGCTTGTGAATGACCTTCCTGTTCACCCGCTGCAGCGCGTTCGAGTGTTGCTCGCTGCTTTTTCAACTTCACATGCTTTTCAATAAGCATATCGAGCTCTTTGATCTGCATGCCCGATTTATCGGAAATATCGGCTAGCAGCACAATGCGGCGAGCTATCGCCTCGTCGACTTCCTCTTCACGCAACATATCGCGCCAGCTGTACTTATCGGCCCAGAAATAAATGATGCGGCTATTGGGTAAGCCAAGTTCAAGGCGGATCTCTTCAGGCGTCCCTCGTCTTAAATAGAGCCGTTTTGCTGCTTCGCGTATTTCGGGAGAGTATTTAGCCAAGGGTTAATGTTGCTCACACAATTGAAAACTGGCCCCAGTGTATTCATTAGTTTCAAGCCTATAACTGACTTTAGTTCGGTTCAATTCGGATATGGGTATAGATCCGAATTGAGCCGAACTTAACTCAGTGCCAAGGGCATTTCATCTGGCTATGCTGGCCACCTAAATCAGATATCACCATCGATTAACCAGCGTAGATGAGCCAAATATGAGTCAATTGAAAACAGATTGGGTGCGTATCGCCACCGAAGGGCAGACATTCCGAAATGTACCTATTGAGCGTCAATGGTTAGTCGACATTGCTGAAACCTATACCGTCGAAACATATGGTGCCCGTATCTGGCCAGATCATCGTCGTTGGTATGGTGCCTGGGGTGATGTGCTTGAAGTTAAAACCGAAGAGCAAGATGGCAAACTGCGTTTGTTCGCCAAGTTAAAACCAAATACTCAACTGATCTCTGCCAACGAGCAAGACCAAAAAGTATTTACCTCTATCGAACTCGACCCCAATTTTGCCCAATCGGGTAAAGCTTACCTCACAGGTTTGGGCGTAACTGATGAACCAGCCAGTTTAGGTACTGATCGCCTTAAGTTCTCAACGAAAGAACGCTTTGATACCCATCAATATGGCGCGCCTGAACAGCTGGTTATCGGTTATCCCGATGTTGAACACGCCGAAAGTGACGAACAGCCCAAGCAAGAAAAGCACCTCTACAGCATTTTGAAGAACTTCTTTAAATCACATTCGCCAGAACTGGCACCCGAACCTTCTGAGGAAGAACCCATGAACAAAGAACAGTTTGAAGCCTTGATGGGCCAATTTACAACATTTGGTACTCGACTGGAGGGGCTTGAATCCAAAGTCGAAGCCTTTGGCAAAAAGCCAGAAGGTGAACAAGAGGGCGGTGATAAGGGTAAGCCTGAAGGTGAGCAAGACACAGGCAAGCCTGAAGGCACCACTATTACCACTGAGCAATTCAGCACCTTAAACGAAAGCCTCACGGGATTGGTAGCTAAGTTTGAAAGTATGGAAACCAAGTTCAATACATTAAGCCAAGAGACCGGTGGTCAAGAGCCTGATCCAGCAGGCAAGGGCGAATCATTCACTGTTGTGTAAAGCGCTGCAATCGATAGCCGACATTCATCACTAAAGAAGAGAGAGCAAAATGAATTTAACACCAGTCGCACTCGCCTGTTTGCTGGCCTACGGCGCGAACATGGCACAAAGCTATGGCGTTGATGATGTTCAACATCAATTCAGCGTTACTGGCCCAATGGAAACCAAATTAAAAGCCGCCTTGCTTGATTCGGTAGAGTTTCTGTCACTCATCACCACCATGGACGTTGACCAGATTAAAGGCCAGGTCGTTAAGGTGGGTAACTATGGTATTGCTACTGGCCGTAAGAAATCCGGGCGATTTTTCACTGAAAATGGTCTCAATGGTCATAACTACGAGCTAGTAGAAACAGATTCCTGTTCTACAGTGCCGTGGGCAACCCTTGCCGTGTGGGCTAATGCTGGCACGCAAGGCCAGTTTATGCAGCTGATGAGCCAAAACACCACACTGCGTTTTGCGCTCGATATGCTGCGAGTGGGTTTTAATGGCACATCGGTCGCGGTTGATTCGGATCCTGATGCTAATCCCATGGGTGAAGATGTTAACAAAGGCTGGCATCAAATCGTTAAAGAGAAAGCGCCAGTGCAAATCATGACGGATCCTATTTACTTCAATCCTGACGCTACTGGTGTATTGAAAGATGGCGAGTACAAAACACTCGATGCCATTGTCACTGAAATTAAAAACACCTTGATCCATCCCTCTTTGCGTAATGACCCGCGTTTGGTTGTCTTGGTGGGGAGCGACTTAACCGCAACCGCACAAACCAAAATGATGAATGAGGCCAACAAGCCGAGTGAGAAAGTGGCCGCGCAACAGATGGATAAATCGATTGGTGGATTAAAGGCCTACACGCCGCCGTTCTTCCCCGGTAAACGTATCACTGTGACTCTGCTTTCTAACCTGCACCTCTATACCCAGAAGGGCACCCGCTCGCGTAAGTCTGAGAATGTTGAAGATCGTAAGCAACATGAAGACAAGTATTGGCGCATGGAAGGTTATGCCATCGAAGAGTTCCAGGGCTATGGCGCCGTCGATGAAGCCGCAATGAACATCGGTGCGGCTCCAGCGGCTTAACGCTTAGATATTTATCAACGCCTGGCTAATGGCTCAAACCATTAGCTTGGCCATTGAATTAGCCAACATATAACAAATACCTGAGGGAACCATCATGAGTGCCTTTGCAAATTTCAAAAAACGCCACGAAGCCAAACAAGCCGCCGCGCAAGGCAGCACTGAAAAGCCAACGATGGCAGCACCTATGGATACCAATCCGGCGCTGCGTTTACTGGCTGCACTTCTTGGTTGTGATGAACAAGACGCCATTGCCAAAGCAACTGAGTTAGTAGCGCAAAGAGCACATTCTAGTCAAATGACGATAGACATTGAGCCCGCTGCAGACGGTGACAAAACCGTTATCGAATCTAATTTAAAAGACACTGCCAGCACAGTAGAACAAGCAGCTGACTCTGTTGAAACTGCCGCTAGCGATGTAAGTGAAGCGTCGAGTGACTTAGTTCACCGCACTGATGAAATTGCTGATGTGACCGCTGATCTTAAAGAAGCGACTGCAGAGCTAAAAAAGCCGTCGGCGGGGCCGCAATCCTCGCCTTCAGAGAAAAGCACGAAGCGAAACGAAAGCTCGAAAAAGTAGCGCAAACGGGGAGTGCCTCATACGCCCCCAGTCTGCATTTGCAATTGATTGCACTCGATGCCGACCTGAAAAAGCTCAAGAGCTTTGCCAGACGGCAGGACAAGATAACCCACAAGCGCGATGTGTTACTGCCCAAGTGGCAACCCATCGTAAATGAGTATTTAGCGCAGGTGAACAGTGGAGAGAAACCTTATGACAACCCTTTATTTGCTCGCTGCATTATTTGGCTGTTCGATATTGCTGACTTTGGCCGAGCGCTTGAACTGGCATTTAAGGCCATCGAACTGGGCCAACCTATGGCGCCAGGTATTCGCCGCGAGTGGCCGAGTTTTATCTCCGATACGGTATTCGATTGGAGCGAAACTCAGGCTGAATATGGTCGCAGTGTTGAGCCTTACTTTTCTCAGGTATTCAACCAGGTTGTACACCATTGGAAACTGGCTGAACCCATTACCGCTAAGTTCTATAAGTTCAAAGGTCTCAGCTTACTGCGAGGCACGACGGGTGAAGTTAAGCCAAGCAGTATCGGCGATGCGGATTTACTGCAGCAGGCAGACAGCTTTCTTGAAAAAGCGGCCAGCCTGTATAAAAACGCCGGGGTAAAGACCGTTAGAAACCAGATTGATATGCGTTTACGTGCCCTCGAAGCTTATGGCTCACAAGAGACAGGCCAAGAGATACCGTAAACAGGGACCGACTCCCAACCCTCCAGTGCGCTAGCCGAGTGTTTGACAGGTGACTGTTAATAACCACGTCGACGCTAACCGCACTGAACCCAATTGAATAGCAACACTAAGGCGAAAGCGATGAGTTTTGGATTTGAGGCAGCAGCACAAGCAAGCATCGCTATCGACTCAGAAAGCGGTTGGCCTGCGTTTTCAACTGGCGAGTTTCGTCAGCACCGCCGCATACCCGAAACCTTTGAAGAGCAGGTGCTAGCCGACTCACTCAATCGCAGTGTTGTAGAGATACAGACACAGCTAATTAACTTCATCACGACAGTGCAGGGCACGGAAGCCCCTTTCGCCCTTGACGCGAGTCTGGTTCCAGATTTCAAGGAGCAGCAAGTCAGCATTTACCGCGGGGCAGTATATGCCCGCAGTCATGCCGATTTGCTGGGCTATTTTTCTGCCGTCGACCAAAAAGAGGCTGGCAACAATAAAGCTCAAGATGTTGACCAGCAAAATGTGATGTTAGCGCAATCTAATCGCAGCGTTCGCTTGCTGCTTGGCCTTGGCCGTGCCGGAGTGCACAGCTTATGAGTGTAACGACTATGCAAACCAAGACACAGCTGCAACAGCTCACCGAATTTTTACTGGCCAGCCTTAAACCGGTAATCAAAGCCAACGATATAGATGCCTGGCAAGAGCGCGGCACTTTGATCTTAAGCGGTGAAGACAAGGGCCAAGAGGGCTATCAAGTTGCTAAGTGGAAGCACTCGGCGGTGATAGCACTAGAGAATTTTCCCCATCGGAAAATTAACCCATACAACTTGTTTGCGATGGTGTCGGCCTATTTGATTGACAGTGATTGGCCCCGTGATGAGTACGGTTTAGAGGACCCTGAAATCGATATTGATGTCGTGAGCAAAGACAGCGCCACCGTATTGATAGAAGTGCAGCTGATGGATGACATTGATTTGATCCCCGATGACAACGGCCCTGTGCAATTCAACGGTGGTCGCTATCGTGTGTCGCTAGTGCCTATCAATATTGCTGACAGTATTGAAACCGACGTATCGATGGCGGGTGACTGATGAGCCTCGTTATCAGCGCCAACAAAAAGCAGGCGTTAAGCGTTAAAGACCAACTGATTTTGGCTACGTTACCCGCTAAAAAAAGAGTGCGAATTTTAAAAACATTAGGTCGCCAGGAACGCGCCTTAGCACGTAAGCGCATAAGCAGCCAAACCTCAGTTAACGGTCATAAATTTGCGGCCCGTGCCGATGGCCGTAAAGCCAAAATGCTTAAGAAAATGACTCGCCGATTAGAGCCGTATGTCAAAAGCGCCAACCGGTTAGAGCTTAAGCATCAATCAACTCAAACTGGGCGTGTTGCGGCCTTTCAACAAGAGGGGGGGATTGAAAGATACACCGCTAAAAAAGCCAAAAAACGGAACGGTATACCTGACTACCAAGGGCCATGCTCTCGGCGGCAAGCCAAGGCATTGGCACGAGAAGGTTACAAAATCCGTAAAGGAAAAGGCAAGGGATATAGACGAGCGACGATATCTGAAATTATGAAAAATATGACGCTGGGTCAAGCTGGGTTAGTACTGCGCATGATGAGAGGTACAAGGCAAAATCCAAGTTGGAATATTCAAGTATCGCCTCGCCCATTCCTTGGTGATACGACCGAAAATGTGCAAACAGAATTAGCCAAACTACTAAGCCAAACGAGAGGATAACCCCATGCCATTAGGTAACGTTACCGTAAACAACCAAAACCAAGCACAGGGTGAGGTGCAAGCCATAGAGCGCCATTTCCTATTTATTGGTTTAGCGGGTAAAAGCGACGAAGCGAGCCAGCTGTTTTCGCTTAATGCCCAAAGTGATATCGAGTCCATGTTTGTTGATAGCAATTTGCGCAAGCAACTGATTGCCGCGCAGCTTAACGCTGGTCAGAACTGGACGGCGGGCGCGTATCCACTTGCTGTAGATGAAACCATTGCAACCGCCATTGGACATGCTAACGAAGTGCAGAGCTTTGAAACGGTCGTTGTCTGTGACGTGCAAAAAACTGCACAAACTATCAGTGGTATTTCTGATGCAGTCTTAGCACTGCAGGGCTCTCATGGCCGTTGGTGCTCAGTCATTGTTGCATTGCCGGGCATTGGTGCTGACGAAACATGGCCGCAGTACGAAGCCAAGTTAACCGCACTGGTTGCAGGCCTAGCGCTGCCATTAGTGGTGCCTGTGCCTCAGCTAAATGGCAACAATGTTGGTGTGCTCGCTGGGCGTTTATGTAACCGCAGCGTGAGTATTGCTGACTCACCCATGCGTGTGGCCACAGGCTCTGTTGCTGGCCTTGGTGTTATGCCAACCGATTCAGAAGAAACACCGTTGTCATTAGCAAGTTTGAGTACGTTAGCTAAAGCGCGACTCAGTGTGCCGCAGTGGTATCCAGATGTTGCGGGCGTGTATTGGGGCGACGGTTCGACGCTTGAAGTGGAAGGCGGCGATTTTCAGGTGATTGAAAACCTGCGTGTGGTACACAAAGCCAGTCGCGAAGTGCGTGTACGTGCAATTTTGCGTGTAGCTAACCGTATTCTTAACTCAACCCCTGCCAGCATTGAACTTAACAAAGCCTACTTTATCAAGCCGCTGCGCATGATGAGCAAAACGACCACCGTTAATGGAGTGCCGTTCCCGGGTGATATTACGCCGCCGCGTGATGGCGATATTGCCATTGTATGGATAAGCAAAACCAAGGTGACTATTGCCATGGTCGTACGCCCATATAACAGCCCTAAATCAATCACCGTCAATATTATGTTGGATCTTAGCGTGCTTTAGGCACTAAGACTCACGCAACGTATCTGAGGAGCAAGCAACATGCGTTTATCCGGAATGAATTTTAGAATACACATGGGTGATACCCAAGTGCAGGTCGATAGTGCCTCGGTGACGATCACTGATAACAGTGGCGTGTCACAAACGGGCGGGGTGCCCGATGGGGCCGTTGATGGTGATGTTGCTGCGAACGGTGAAATCACTGTTAACGCGGCTAACTTTGCCCTCATCAGCCAACAAGCCAAAGCCGCCGGTGCGTGGCGTGCAATGGAAAACTTTGACTTTCAGTTTTACGCCAAGACATCACAAGACGAAATGAAGGTTGAGTGTTTTGGGTGTCGCATCAAGTTAAGTGATCTGCTCGATATCGACCCAAAGGGCGGCAGCGCTAGTCTGTTTAAAATTCCGTTTGATGTCACTAGCCCCGATTTTGTGCATATCGACGGCGTGCCGTACCTGCGCCCTGATGAAATTGAACACATCGTTCAATAAGGACTAGCCAATGGATGATGCAGATTTAGCGGTAAAACATGAAGAACGGGCAGAAGCCAGGGCAAGGTCGCGACGCATGTTAGCTAAACCTGCAAAACCCAGCGCTAGCCACTGTATTGAATGCGATGACGCCATCAGCCAAGCAAGGCGTAACGCGGTGCCAGGCGTTGAGCTGTGTATTGATTGCCAAACATTAAGTGAGAAAAAGCGATGAGCCAATTACGCAACAGATTGATAGCTGAGGTAATAGAGCGTGAGGGCGGTTATGTGAATGACCCTACTGATCGCGGCGGCGAAACCATGTACGGCATCACAGCAAAAGTAGCACGTGAGTATGGCTTTAAAGGGGTTATGCGTGATCTGCCTTATGAACTGGCTTTTAAAATCTATCAAGACCGTTACTGGGCACCGTTAAAACTGGACGAGATCCAGCCATTAAGCGAAGTACTTACCGAGCAGCTTTTCGATTTTGGGGTTAACTCCGGTGTTAGCCGTGCAGGTAAATGTTTGCAGCGAGTACTCAACGTACTCAACAACCGCCAAACACTGTACCCAGATTTAGCCGCCGACGGTGTCGTTGGTAGCCGAACGCTGCGCGCATTAATCAAATTTATTGATCATCGTAAGCAAAGCGGCTTGAAAGTACTGATTGAAGCGGTCCGTGGTCAGCGCATCAGCTTTTGCATCAACATTGCAGTGAAAGATGAAAGCCAAGAAAAGTATCAGTTTGGCTGGCTTAAACGCATCGTACATTTATAAGGGGTTATCGATGAACTTACTCAGCATTCTAGGCAAGGTCGGCACCTCTATTTTGGCCGATGTGATCCCAGGCGGTAACACCATTCTTAAAGTGGTTAACGGGTTTCTGCCTGATGACAAACAGCTAGGTGATAAAGCCACTGGCGCTGAAATACAAGATTCAGTTGCTGCATTACCTGCCGAAGTGCAAGCGCAGGTATTAACTAAACAATTTGATGTTGAAATCACTGCCATTAAAGAACACACCAATGTGATCCAAGCCTTGGGTGATGTTGATAAAACAGGCCATTCAACGCGGCCAGCCATAGCAATAATGATGGCCAAGATTGTGGCGTTCTCAGTGATAGTGCTGATCTCCTTTTTAGCCGTGGCCATGTATCACGGTGATGCCGAGACCATTGTTGCCATTGGTGATAATTGGCCGTTAGTTGTGGCGATATTAGGCACGCCTACAGCTTTGTTACGCGCCTACTTTGGCATGCGCACCAAAGAGAAACAGCAAAAGTACCAGGCGGTTTCTAATACGCCGCCTGAGTCGCTGTTTTCTGGCGTATTAAGCCTAATAGGGAAAACAAAATGACAGAACTTGCCACTTGGTTAATGGTTGCTATCGCCTTTATCAGCTTAGTGCTCACCATCTTGGTGCCGCTACTAGTCAGCTTGTTTAGCGCTCACAAAAACACCACCAAAGAGCTGAGTGATCATAAGACCCATGTGGCAGAAAACTATGCCACCAAGGATGACGTAAAAGAGTTAGGCGACCGAATGGAACGCCAAATGAGAGATGGATTTAACAACCTAAAAGACTTACTCACTACCAATAAAGATAAGGATGCAGCATGAAAAAGACAGTGATTTTAACGATTGGCACCACGGAATTTAAATTCAACATGACGGTTAACGACCATTCTGATTTTGTTGATAGCGTGTCGCGTGGCGGTTCGGTGTGTAGTGCTTCGCATAACTTTGTGATCCGCTCCGTTGATAAAGACCAAAAAGAAGAGCTTAAAACCTTACTGGCCGAATCACCTGGCGCAGACGTTCAAATTGCAGGCACTTTGAAAGGTGAATTTGCACCGGCTTTGGACATTGCCGTAAAAAAATAACCGCACTGGTTGAGGCCATTGAAAGCAACCAGTTTGAGCAGATGCTGGCCATTAGGCGGCATCTGCTGCCACATGAAGATGATAGTGAACAGTCAATCGCGAGAGCACTTTGGCTGCATAAAAACAACTTAGAGAGCCTCGAAATTGTCACCGCTAATGGCGTTAATAGGGCCTTCTCTGGCAAAGCCAGCTAATAACATAAGGGAGAGTGATCACCAATGAGCCTACCAAAACCATTGATGTTTACCGTTGGGTTAGTTGACCAGATCACTAAACCTATTGCTAAAATCACGCAGCAATTTAGCGGGCTAGCCGCTAACTACCAAGCCGGAACGATGCAAATGGCCACGGGTATCGGTGGTATAGCGGCGAGCGGTTACGCACTGCAAAACGCACTGATGCCCGCCATTGAAATGGACCGCGCATTAGGTGAGGTTAAATCGCTTGGGGTGCGTCAATCTGCCCTTAAGCAGTTAACCGATACGTCATACGAATACGCGCTTAAATATGGCAAGTCAGCCACCGATTTTATCAGTTCAAGTTATGACATTCAGTCGGCGATTGAAGGCTTAAGCGACTCGGATCTGTCGCAGTTTACACTCGCTTCAAATGTGCTGGCATCAGCCACTAAAGCGGATGCCGCCACCATTACCAGTTATATGGGCACCATGTATGGCATCTTTAAAAATGATGCTAACGCCATGGGTAAAGGTGATTGGGTTAACCAGGTCACGGGCATGACGGCCACGGCAGTGCAAGCGTTCAAAACCACCGGTGCAGAAATGTCGAGCGCCTTTACGGCCATTGGTGCCGAAGCGCAGAGCGCAGGCGTTGGCATGCATGAGCAAATGGCTATTCTTGGTACGTTGCAAGCGACGATGTCGGGCAGTGAATCGGGGACTAAATACAAAGCGTTTTTAGCGGGAGTGGGTAAAGCACAAAAAGGCTTAAACCTGCAGTTTACCGATGCTCAAGGCGCGATGCTGCCAATGGTCGATATCCTTAACAAAATTAAAGGCAAGTACGGCGAAACACTAGATGTTGCCGAGGGCGATGCACTGGCTAAAGCTTTTGGCTCGCAAGAGGCTGTCGCCACCGTTAAATTATTAATGGGTAACATTGACGGTTTAGCGGGTTCGATTAATAAACTCGGTGACGTTAAAGGCATGGGGCAAGCCGAAGTGATGGCCGCTGCTATGACCGACCAAAGCGAACGGTTAGCCCAAAGCTGGTACGTTATTCGCGCCGCGTTCGGCTCTGCTGTACTGCCTGCGTTTAATCAGTTCGTTGGCTGGATAGCCGATATGGGCAAACAGGTACTGTGGTTTACCCAAACATTCCCTAACTTAACCCGCGTGCTTGGTTATGGCGCAATTGCACTGCTTGGCCTTGTGGCCGCAGGTGGTGCATTCACTGTGATGATGGGCGTGGGCAAAATGGCCATGACCACTTACGGTGTGGCGGCAATGGCATGGGCGGGGATAAATACTCTATTAACATCGGGTTTGGCCTCACTGCGCGGCATTATGCTTGCGGTGAATATTGCCATGTATGCCAATCCTGTAGGCTTAGTCGTCGCGGGGATTGCAGCGCTTATTGCGGTGGTTGGCTTAGCCGTTTATTACTTTGATGATCTTCGAGCAATGATGGTAGGCACTGCATGGGGTGAGCCCATATTGTATGCGGTTGATGCTATTGCTGGGCTACTTAAAACGCTGGGCGGTATCGTCATGAGCGTGTTTGGTGGCTTTTTCAGTATTGTTGCAACGGTATTCAATGCGTTAAAACCCCTTGCGAGCTTTTTACTTGATGTGGTGGTGTTTAACCTCAAAATCATGGGCGGAGTATGGGCGGCGGTATTTGGCGCTATAGCTTATGGAATAGGCGGTCTGGTTAACATCGTTAATTGGGTGGTGACAGGTATCGTTGATTGTTTTACTTGGGCATTTGACTCTGTAGGTGCTGCTTGGAACGGCCTAGTCAGTTGGTTTACTAACGATGCTTGGGTGCAATATTTAGTCGGTAAAGCTGTTGATGTGGGGAGTTTCTTCTCATCGATGTGGGACGACATTAAAGCTAAGTTTGCAGAGACTTGGGGCTGGATAGCAGACAAGTTAAATATGCTGCCAGGTATCGATATTGACGTCACGCCGATTATGGGTGACGTTGCCGCGCCTGCAATACAATCAACTATTCCCGAGGTACTCAAAAACCATAATCAGCAAGCCGTGCCGACGTGGATGCAGCAAAGCGCTGCTAATGATGTGCCGAATGCCGCACCAATGACAGGCCCTTGGTTAGATGCGCCTACCAATATTCAAACGGTAGAAATGCAGCGTAATTTAGCCGCGCCATATCAGCCAGAGGCAGTCACCCAGCAACAACATGTGCAATTAGTGCCACCTTCTCCTTTGGTGCCTGATGTACTCAATCAATCGATTGATGTGCAGCGTAATTTACCTGCGCCATATCAGCCTGAGGCGTTGGCGCAGCAACAACATGTGCAATTGGTTCAACCTTCTCCTTTGGTGCCTGATGTACTCAATCAATCGATTGATATGCAACGCAATTTGCCTGTTTCATATCAGCCTGAAGCTGTCACACAGCAACAGCACGTGCAATTGGTGCAGCCTTCTCCTTTGGTGCCTGACGTACTGAATCAATCGATTGATGTGCAGCGCAATTTACCTGCGCCATATCAACCTGAGGCCGTGACGCCACAATTCAACTCTCAGCCTACGTCGAACGAGATGGTAACCAATGTGATTAAGCCGCGTATTAATAAGCAAGCCGCAATGAGCGCCCAGGCGAATAGAGTGGCGAGCCAATCAAACAGCAAAAGCCTGACGTTTGGCGATGTGATTATTAAGCATCCTCCAAAGAATTTCAGTTTAGCTGAGCTAGCAGAGCAGCAGGAGCTAATGACCGGATGACGACTAACACGCAACTAAGCCAATACAGTGATTTGCTTATTGTTGATGGGGGATTGTCTCTTGATGTTGGGGCACAACCTAATTTGACCAACACCCGCGCCAGTATTGCCCAAGACGTAAAGCATTTACTGATGGAATCAGGTCTTGTGACTAAGTTACTCGCCCAGCGCAGTCAAACCATGCGCAGCGATGTGTATACCGAAATGGAACTGCTTATTGAAACCGATACACGTTTAGTACCTGGTTCTATTGAATTGGATATACGTGCGCCGCAGCTCATTGCTATTACCGCCACCACGTATGAATTTGGCAACATTAATACAGAGGTCATTTATGTCACGCCCAAAAGTTGATTTTGAACAAGTCTTAGCCAGTGAAGGAGTGCCGTTAACTGCAGAAGAGGTCACGGCTTTGCTTGAAGACGATGTTATGGCGGCTAACTCTATTATTTCTAACAACAGCGCCATGAGCCCATTTTGGAAACTGTTTTCTGCTTGCGTCGTTACGCCGGTGTTATGGCTCATTAAGACCTTGTTGGCAACCCACATAATGCCTGCCATGTTCGCCGCCACCGCGACCGAATTCTATTTAGAGTTAAAAGCGTGGGATGTAGGACTGGAGCGCAAGTTAGCCGCTAAAACTCAAGGTGATATCACCTTTACTAAAACTGATATTAGTGCCGTTGTATTGGTGACTGCGGGAACCGTCGTACAAAGTGACAGTTCATTAGGGGCTGTTTATAAACTGAGAGTATTAGCTGATGTTGTGATCCCCGCGGGCGCGTTAAGTCTCCCGGTTTTATGCGAAGCCGAGACGACGGGGGCGGGGTTTAACTTGGGTGAAGGTTATTACCATGTGCAGCCCGTTCCTGTGGAAGGTATTGAGTCGGTGAATAATCATGGTGATTGGATAACCCAAGCGGGTGCGGATAAAGAAACCGATGAAGAGTTGGCCCTGCGTATACGTGACCAATTTTCTAGTGTCGGCAATTATCATATTGATGCGGTCTACCGCGCGACCATTTCAAGCTTTGCCGGTATTCGCAGTGATTTACTTTATTTTGAACATGATGCACCGCGCGGCCCTGGTACGGCCAATTGTCATGTGATGATGGAAGTCGGCGAAACGCCACAAGCCATGATTGATGACATCAACGACTATATCAATGAACAAGGTTTTCATGGCCACGGTGATGACTTGCGCGCTCAAGCCATTACGGCAATGCCTGTCGATTTAAAAGTTGAAATTTGGCACGCACCAAACCTCAGCGATGATGAAATTAACACATTAGAGAAGGATTTAGCGTCGCGGATCAGAGCTGCATTTCGGGGTTCTGATCAGTACCCGTTACTCACGAGAACGTCACCACAAAGTGTGTTTGTGTTTTCAACGCTAAGCAGTGAATTGCACGCCATGGTGCCGAACTTAAAAAGTGTGCGCTGGACAAATGACGACATTGTTAATGGTCTTGCCCTGCCTCGTATTAGCAACTTAACCCTCACTAATCGAGGGGTACGTTAATGTCAGATGATTTGAATACAAGTAGCCCAAAGTTACCGACGTTAGCGCCACCTTGGTGGATGGATGGCGAAACACTGACAAAGACATCAGAGCCACAAGAACCCGCGATGTTAAACAAGGGGATGCAGTCTTTCTGGCACCGTGTTCGCGGTTGGTTTCTCTGGGTTCTATCTCAAAAAGATCCGTTAACTTGCTCAATTGACATGCTCAATTTATTGGCTTGGGAACGCAATATCACCCGTTTTAAAGTGGAGCCTTTGTGGCTGTACCGCAAGCGTGTGGCCTATGCCTTTATCAATGCAAAAGAGGCGGGCAGTACAAAAGGATTTATTAACATCATGCAGCGCTTTGGGCTTGATGTGGTCAGCATTAAAGAACGACAAGAAGGGATGGACTGGGACCGAGTATCAATTGAAATTGACGATACAGAGATAGCGCCGAATCAAGCGTTGTTGGCAGAGTTAATCCGCAGCTATGGACGCACGTGTCGTCGTTATGACCATTTGTCATCTCGCCTGGTCACGAACAGTGTCGCTGTTACTGAAGCGAATCAAGACTTTCAAACATTAACCATTAGAACCATAAGCAATAGCGAACTAGCGCATTTTAATGAAGCTGCAGTGGCGGCGACTGAGTGCAATAACGACTATCAACACTTACATGTAGGGAGCGCCTAATGGCACGACTAACGACATTCGGTGAACAATATATCGCCCTCGCGGTGGGTAACGTGCAGGACTTTATCATTGATGAGTTTGTATTTGCCTTTATTCCAGGGCTGGACTTTCGAGCGCCAGAACCACCGAACGAGCTTATGCCCTCTGCAGATAAAATTGTCAATCGGGCTGCACCGTTAAAGCACGGCATTATAGATAAAAACAGAGTCACCTTTAGCCAAATGTTACTGCCAGATGTGGGCGACTTTAATTTTAATTGGATTGGTCTTGCCCATAACAACCAACTTGTTGCGTTTGCGTACGTACCGACGACGCAAAAAGTACGCTCGGTGGGCTCAAATGAAGGCAACACCATCAGCCGTAATTTTGTGGTAGAGCATTTGGGCATTGCCGATACGATGCCAGTGCAAGTATCAGCTGAGTCTTGGATGTATGACTATTCAAATGAGATTGTTCAACTAAAAATGAGCGCTGCAGTCTCTGCGGTAAGCTTAATCAGTGCCAATGTTTGTGGCGTTAAAAATGCCCATTGGAACATGTTACTCAGTGAAAGAATTAGGCAAATAGAGGGAAATTAATATGACACAAGCAATTGATGAACTGCTCGGTGAAGTCTCCAATGTGGTCAGTGCTTCAAAGGAACAAACCACTGCATCACAGGCACTGGCTCAAGATGTCGCGGGCAAGATGGGGGCGATTGATCAAAAGGTTGATGAGGCAAAAGAAGATTATCAAGCATTTAAGGATAATGCTGATGATCGTTACCAGCTATCGTTATCGAATAATAACAATTTATCTAAGTTAGATTTAAAGCATTTAGATCCTGATAAGTTTTATGCCGTTGTCTTTTATACGCCTCAAATGTTGGAATTACGGTTTCGGCGATACGTGCACGATGATGTCTCAAACGGCGGGATTTTAGATTATTTCGTACGCTTTCAAAACTGGTCAGCTGGGGGAGATTTTCAGTTTGCAGTGCAAGAACATCACTATTATAGCAACAGAGCATTTGTCGGGAAAATTCTAGGCGCTGCAACACCCTATTATTCAGCTGTTTGGCTCAGAGGGGGTTGGTCATATAGTTTATTTATGAATGGCCAAGTAGGTTCAGTTCCTCGAATAATCGAAGATGACGCCACTGTTGTTGAAAACCCATATGGAACAAAAGACTTTTATGCCGTACCTATAGATGCTCTTGACAGTACGGTTGTTGCTAATAACTATATACGCGGAGCATAATATGACTGAATTAAAATTCATTAATCGCCAATGGCTTGAGATTAAATCAGTTCGAAATCGCTTGCTAAAAGAATCAGATTACACGCAAATGTTAGATAGCCCTTTGTCTACAGAATCGCAAGAGAACTTGGCTCAATATCGCCAAGCATTACGCGACTTACCGCAATTGACAGATAATCCGAATGATATTGTTTGGCCCATCAAACCCGAATAAGCAGTCGCTAAATTGGGCTCTACTTTAGTTAAGGTGGAGCCGCTTTTAAATCTGGAGTATTAAATGAGCCAAATTGCGTTAGACGGTGAACTGATTAGTTTGAAAAGCTGCAAGGTTGCGCTATCGATGCAACTTGCAGAACAAGATATGTCAGGGCAAAGCTCAAGTACTGCCAGCAGTGAGCAAGGTGATAAAGCCAAAGAGCTGAAAGTCACCGGTTTAATTCCGTTTACCGATAAATGGCAGTTATCACGCTTGTTTGAACTGGCCACAGCGAAAGACGAGGCGGGCAACCGCCTTGTTCGCCGTATTGGTTCAGGCTTATCTCGCGCGGTTAAAATTAGGCAAGTGAAGTTTTTCGGCCAAATATCAGCACCAGAACACCCCACTTTATTGGCGTGGAATGTAAGTTTTCAACTACGTGAATATTTAAGCATTCCCGAAGTGGCAGAGCAGCGCCAGCCCCAAACTGATGCCAGCACAGGTCAAAGCACTGAGCAAACGGCCAGTGTTATCCCCACTGCTGCCATTACCGAAGCTCCGCCGAAAGTGAAAGTATCATCAATGGAAAAGATTTTATCAGGTATCGATAGCATTATTGGGGATCCTGCATGAAACTGAGCAATCGATTAACCGTTGGTACTGAAGTACTACCGTTGGCGGATTATCACTTAGTGCTTGAGCTGTCATCGGCTGGTCGCGGTGTATTTGAGGTGCGAGGCGAGGTTAAACTCGGTCAAGTTGTGGCCTTTGATATTGGCTACAGCAATAAGCTACAGCGCTATTTTAGCGGTTATATCACCAAGGCAACGCCGAGTAATATGGGCATGCACCGCATAGTGGTACGCGAGCTATCGAGCCTGTTAGCCGAGCATTGTCCGATAAATATTAGACATGCAACGTTTCGCCAGGTGATCACCCAACTGGCCAAAGATACAGGCCTTAGTTTTGTGCTCCCTGACAATGCGGTATACCTTGATGTCAAAGTGCCGAACTTTACCAGCCAAGGCACGGGTTACCAGTTACTCGCCAGTTTAAGCGGTGTGTTTGGTATTAATGACTGTATTTGGTATCAACAACCTGATGGGCAAATCTTTGTTGGCAGTTATCAAGACAGCCGCTGGCCGTCAAAGCCATTAGATATTGACCAAGGGTTCAGCAAAAATCAGTTTGGTAACAGCTGGCAGTTAATGGCCATGCCCGCAATGCGACCAGGCGCAATGGTCAATGGCCACCGAATCAAGCAAGTCGAGCTTGAAGGTGACAGCATGACGCTAACGTGGACCGCAACTCGAGCGGATGAGCGTAGTCAAAAGCGCCGCCTCACGAATATACTTCCTGAGCTATCCGGCCGCTATCATCTGCCATGTTGGGGCAAAGTGATTGCACTGCCAGAACTGCCAACGGTTGATGGCGAATGCGCAAGCGATGCATTTTATCCACGTTACGCTGTTGACGTGCAGCTGCTCGATGAAGACGGAAACGAATCAACATCAACGGCATTGCATGCCGTGCCATTACCACTACCAGGTGCAGGCAACAAAGCAGGCCGACTAGAGCCCCCAGCTATTGGTGCCATAGTTGAAATAGGTTTTGCCTATGGCAGACCAGACAAACCATTTATCCGTTGTGTGTTGCCGTTCGGTTGGGATCTTCCTGCTATCAAAGAGGGCGAAAGCCGCAACCAGGTACGTGACGGGGTTTATCAGCACGTTGATGACAAAGGTAACTTTGAGAATAAAACTGATGAGTCGCTAACCGATATCATCGGCAAAGTAGCAGAGCTGCAATGTAAGACTCGCAAGGTGACTGCCAACATCGAGCAAGATCACCGTAGCCCAAAGACTTGGTTAGGCAGTGAAGGAGAGAATGTACTGAAACTGTTGTCCGAACTCATGGCTACAGTCAGCGCACTGGCCTCAACCTGCGCCAGCCACAAACATGGCAGCAGTCCCACACCAAATCAAGCCGGTGACTTTAGCAGCCAAGCATCACAAGCTAACAGTCAAAAAGGTAGACTCGACCCCATCACCAAGTAAATACACACAGCCTAAGCATCGCACACAAGTCCAGCTAACAAGCGGGGCTTTTTGTTGCCTGCAGTATAGATAAGAACAACCATCCTCGATAAACCTCACTGACTTGGGTCCAAGACTTTGAGTCACGGAAACTAAGCCACGCAGAAAGAATCACACGGAATCCGCACTCTTCCTCCCCTCCTGCGGGCTTTTTATCATTTTTTTATTTCAGTTTTAGATTATTGCAGTTCATAGGCGCAGCCAGCGCCATTCCTAGGGCTTTAACATGATCGGAGATCTGAAATGATCGCAGTTTATTTCAGTGTTTTACAGTTCCATACAGGCGCTTTGAGAGTGGGAGTGATAGTGAAAGCCGCATTAACACGGCGTTTGCGCTGGTTTTCGTGGGGTTTGAACAAGGAGTTATAAAAAAGGGCTAGTGATCAAACACAATAAAAACATTAAGTTAGATCAAAATAAACTGAAAGTAAAAGTATCTATAGTGAATGAAGACTGTGAGTTAGAACACCCCTTCTAACTCACGGTCTTCATTAGTAGAAGCATAGTAACCTCTAGCTAATAAATGAATCTATGTTAGCGGGCTATTTGTTGAGCAATGGCATGACAGCTTTAGTGAGTCTAAATTTAGTTGCTTATGATACATTACTAGCTCTGGCACTTCTTTTGTAAAGAAAGTAAGCCGATAAAAAATAGATTGCTAGAAGGAAAAGTAGAGTGCCTCCTATGGCTACGGAACTAAGGAGACTTTCAAGTAAAATACGGTCGTTACTAGGCTTCATATTAACAAGCTCATTGTACTTTATTTGTCTTTCCTTATCGGCTAGATAAACCTTCATCGCGCCGTAAGCTTTTCTATCAATCAGTTCACTTTCGTGTTTAATCTCAGCTTTCGACAAACGATTTTTAAATATTAGTAAAGCTTGGCTACAATACCAATCTTCCAAATCAGAAGATTTATCTATAGCGGTAAGACATAGTTGCACAGAGTCAATTGCGTATTTATATAAGTTACTGTTGGATAAATTCCAAGACATAGACGTGCCAGCCTGCATCTCAGAGGTGACTTTTTGAGAAAGATTATTTATGTACCCGTACCAACCACCGAATGAAATGGAAGCAATTAACAATAGCAAGCCTATGCGTCGATAAGCATTGACAGAGGCCCAATCAAGAGCCATTTTTGAATATTCAAAAATTCGTTTCACATCTTCTTCTTTTTCTGTAACTGCACCCATGACTTAAACCTCTATATGCCATCAAAACTCACACTTCCATAAGTTATTGACTTTAATGTGAAATTATCTTTATGACAAGCGAAT